AGCAATCCACGTCCTGTTCCTGCTGGGCTGAAGTATGCTGCGCCAGTTACTGCAAGGGAAGCAGTAATAGCGACAGAGCCGGTTGTATAGATATTATTAGCAACATCAGAAGTCCAGTAAACTTCAGTTCCTGGAAGATTACTTGCAGAAACTTCAATCTGACCAAGAGAGTTTGTTGCGATTGTAATATAATCGCCAGCGAGCAAGTAAGGAACGCCAGCAGATACTTCTTGAAGAGAACCTGTTAATCCACCAGCAAATACGCCATTACCATTAAATGTAAATGTTGAACCAGCTTGGAATACGGAATCTCCAGAAAGTTCCAAACCTACTGAAGCAGTAACCGGAGCAAGAATTGTTACTGCTGTAGCAGAAGTGATTTCTGCTACTTGAAGTCCAAACGATGCAGAAACTTGACCATTGAAAATGGCTTGATCTGTTGGCAACAAATTGAAGTTTATATAGTTACCATCAATAGATGCATTTCCTAATACGTTAAGAGCATTTCCAGGTCCAAATCCGCTTACGAACATATTACCAGATACGTAAACGTCGCCACCAAATGCTGCTACTCCAGTTGCATTTGTTATACCATCTAAAGCACCAGATACAAAGAATACTGTATCTGAGCCAACTGTAACACCGCCAGCCCCAGCAAATATTGCACTTCCAGATATTTCTGCTCCATTAGAAGCAGAAAGAGACAATGCTCTCATCGCTCCAGAAACATATAATGAACCAGATGCTTCAATAACATCATTTGTTAATGAATAAAAATAATTTACTGCTGTTGTTGGTGCTGCTCCGGATACTTCAATTTGTCCGAGAGAGTTTGTTGCAAGTGTAATGTATGGTCCTGCAAGCAAGTAATCAGAACCGTCTACAAGCTTTGTTAATGAACCACTTAATCCACCTGCAAAGTATGCAGCTCCGGTGACTTCAAATGAACCTGTTACTTTACCAGTATATGCATCCAGTAAATTGTGATTAGACCCGCTATTATTTAGCTGGGTAAATCTTTTGTTTATAGCCATAAATTTTATCTCCTGTTTATAATAGTTGCCCTATCATAAACCACTTATGACAAGAGCCCCGATTATAAATATATTAGGAGAAGACGTGTAGAACTGATAATATGATAATCAAGTTCTAATGAGTTGATATAAGCCCATTTCTTTAACTCTTTGACCATACCAATATATCGTAGCACCAGTATTAGATCCAGTTACAGTAACATCACCATTCTCATTAACGTTAACATCCCATGTTTCAGCATGACTACCAGACATTTCTCTGGATAACTCCGTAACCCCTCTAACGTTTTGAATCAATGATATTGGATCTACAACTGACATAACAAGATACGTAGCTGCAAAAACGTTGTGAACTGGTCCAACATATCCTTCTCCAAGAACATGAAGTTCATGACGAATAACACCATATGTTCCAGCAGATGCGCTCAATATATTTCCATTTAATATGCCGGTATATGGTGCCGAAGATCCATTTACCGTTGTTGAACCGGTTATAGGAGATATATCTAACGTTCCTACACGTAATAATCCTCTACCAGCTCCATTAACACCCAATTCAACAGAACCAGTTATCTCTACTGATCCTGTGGTAAAAATAGTTTGAGCAACATCAGATTGCCAGTAAGCGTCTCCACCCCCACCACCAGTAGCAGATATTGTTATAGGACCGTTAGAGGCACTACTGATCGTTATATTCGCACCAGCAATAAGATATGAAGTGCTGCCAGTAAGCTGCGTTAATGAACCAGAAATACCATCAGGAGCATATACAGAACGGTCAACGTGGCTGGCAGTTAATGCTGGAACGTTAACAACAGTAATATTGGTGGCACCAAATGGAGGCGTTTGGTCTTCATTCCAATATTGATAGCTTCCGCCTACTCGTCCTCTATAGATTATTGCCATTACTGACCACCGGGTTGATATTTCTAATTAATATCCCAAAATGAAAAAGGGAAGGTATTTAACCTTCCCTCCTCTTTTATTCACTCCGAAACTTCATCATTATCGGCTTGAACAAATTTTACTGGCTTATCCGGATCCATAGTAACTGTTATATATCCCCGCACATTCTTAAACATATTAACCCAAATATATGTTAGCGTGATATACATGGTAAGAAATCCAAACCACACCGATATAGCTGCCTTTGCACTTACTACTGGAGCACCTAACTCCGTCATACCATTATTCCAACAAAATCCCAGAACCATTCCAACGAAAATCTGGGATAGGATTGTGACAACAATATTAATAAAACTCTCAACCATTGTTTCCTTCTACCTTCTTTATACAAGCCACCGCACAACTATACAAACCTTCATTAATCAGCAATACAGCAGCACCATCATATCTACCAACATATAATCCTATTTGCCCATCATTAAAAATCGTGTAAAGATTACTGGTTTTAGTCCATTTGTAATCAAATTTATCACGATAAGTAAACTTATTCTTATCATTCTTTGTAATGGGACGAAGTTTACAAACAGACGAATATTCCGTGTTTAATGCTATTCTGATTAAATCGCCACTTCTAAAATCTGCAAAAAGCTTATTACGATCTCTGTATCGGGCTTGTGCAGCATTGTTTCTTATCCGTAAACTCATACATTAATCCTAACATAATCCTCAAAAAAGATAAACAAAAAAGCCCGGCGATTAAACCGGGCTTCTCTGCTATTCTGGATTAATCAGTAAGCCTTGAACTTACCGCTATCAGCGTTCATCTTACAGGCAAGGTCGCCAGGACGAACGTGCTCCATCGTGCCACTCGGCGTCACAACCCAGAGCACCTTGGCACCGTTAACCGCACTCATGCTCGGAGCATAACCGTCTGTGAGAATGATGATGCCCGACCAACGACCACGATTCTTCGGGTTATTAACAAACTTGGCAACAGCGTCAAAGTCGGTGCCACCACAACGGGTCCGGAGCATCTGCGGCGTGTTATCGCCCTTCTTCCAAACCTTATGCGAAGCCTCGTCAATCTCCGTGTCAAAGTGGAACACGTCAAGCTGCGTGAGATTAGCGAGATTGCCAAGCTCACCAAAGAGCATAGCAATATCCTCGTCTGCCATAGAACCCGACTGATCCATGAAACAAGCGAAGTTAGCAATAAGCGGACGCTTAACGCCAGGGTGAACGTAAGGCATCTTCTTATTGATGCGCTTGATCGTGCTATGACGATCCGTGCTACGGGCACGACCGATGAAGTTGCGAATGATGCTACGCCAGTCAACCTCATTGGAAAGCATCTTGCGGATCATTTCCTGAATGTGAGCAGGAACCGAACCCCATTGATTGCTACGATCCGCACGCTTGGCTGCACGATCAATAAGATCCTTCATCTTATCACGAAGTTCCTCGGCAGTCTCGGGGTCAATGTCACCCCAGCTATCGTGATCATCCATCGTGCCCATGCTATCAAAGACAGCCTGGATATCACTCTCACCGTCACCCTGCTCGTCACGGATCTTCTTAAGCTCGTCAAAGTAGTAATCCGAAGCCTGTAGAGGCTCGGCGTTGGCAATGAAATCCGCATAAGGATTGCTGGCGGGCTTCATGCTACCATCTTCCTGCTTCTCAAGAGGACGAACACCAGGGATAAGGCAAAGCTTGGGAAGCTTGTTTGCACCGATAATGGAGTTAATCGCAAGGTCAGTAGCCCAATTCCAGAGCATCTGATCTGCACCCTGCGCCACCGCACGATGGAAGATATGCGAGAAAACCATGTGGTAAATCTCGTGGCAGATAACGCCCTTACGCTCCTCACGGGTAAGCTCTCGCATAAACTTGGGAGAGTAGCCCATGATCACGTCATGGCGTCCACCATTCTTACGGACACCAATGTATGCGGTAGGGCAGTTAGGATCGGCATCCTTCGTAATGTCCAGCGAGACACCACCAAGGAAAGGATCCTGCATATAGAGTTCAAGGAAATCAAAATCAAACTCGTCAGGGCGACGAAGCTGATTATCAGGATCAGAAGCACCATCACGCTTGACAGGCTTGTCGTCGTTAAGACCACCGGCACGGAGAACATTTTGCTTATTCATCATATATCCATAATATCAGGAAAATCGGAATATTTAAACCATTTAATCATCCCAAATTTCAAGGGGAATTCTTACATAATGCCCATATACGTAATTACGTGCGTATACGTGCGCCTGTTCCTCTTAATTGATCACGTGCGTATACACGAGGAATTCTGTAAGTGTGGAACCCTACCAATTAGAGTAAGTGAGATACCTCCTATATTTATAATTGTGGGAGTTATAATAGCAGGGGTAAAAAGTTCAATGATTTCAAAGACTTAATAATTGGTTGAAATATCGGGAACCTGGTGATATTCTTAATACATAAGCTACTCAAGCTAACCAACAAACACAGAACAGGAATAAGTAAGTTATGTCGAATCTCGCTCTCCCCGTCAGCATGAAGTCGTTTCAGCGCATGGTCGCTTCCGTTTCGCCCGATATCACGGTTTGTGTCCGTGGTGGACACGCCAAGGGTAAGTCGGAGGGTGTCTATCAGTCCGCTGCGCTTCGTTTCTCGGATTTCTACCGTGATGCCGCTAACTGCCGCCGTGCCGTCGAGGTTCTTGGTGCAGGTGTCCTTTCGCATGGTCGTGCCTCTAACAAGGTGAGCGAGTGGCGCTATGATCTCGGTATGCCGATCATTGAGCGTCGTCTTTCGCAAATGACTGAGGGTGATATCATCGGTCTGCCTATCCTTGAGGGTAACAGCACCACCTTCCGTCCCTGCGATTGGCTAATCCAGGCTTGTGAGTTCCCGGTCGTTCTCTTCCTTGACGAGCGTAACCGTGCGCTTGAGGGTGTTAAGCAGGCTGTCTTCCAGCTTGCGGATAGCAAGGCTTTCTACGGGCATCGCCTCCACCCCGAGACGATCATCGTTATTGCCGAGAATATCGGTGATGCTTACACGGTTAATCAGTCGGATCCTGCCGAGATCAGCCGAGCCGCTACGGTTCACCTTGATCCTACCAAGGAAGAGTTCCTTGATTACGCTTCGACTCGGTGCGATAGTGCCCTTGTCGATTTCCTCCGCCAGAATCAGCGGTTTATCGAGCATGATGGTGCTTTCGAGCCTAACAAGAAGTATCCTGACCGTCGTTCGTGGATGAAGCTTGATGGTGAGCTTACCCGCCTGGGTCTGTATGAGAATCCGGAGGATCATATGTTCTACGTCCTCACGGGTGCTTTCTGCGGTATCGAGGTTGCCGGTTCGTTCAAGAAGTTCTGCGCCGAGCGTGATCGTCAGGTGTCGTGCGAGGAAATGCTCGAGGATTGGGAGGCTGCAAAGCGCAAGCTTGGTCGTCTGTCGAATGAAATGTATGTCGAGCTTGTGAGCAAGATGGGTGATTGGCTCAAGAAGCATGACCTCAATGCGGATCAGGCTCTTGAACTTGCCCGCTTCATGCACGATGCTCCTCCGGAGCCCATGATGGCCATGTGGATGACTCTCCAGAAGAATATCAAGAATCTCACGAAGGTTCACCCGCACGTTGAGCAGCTTATGGTGCGCCGCACCACGGGTCAGGATACGTCGGATCTCAAGGTTCCGGCGAAGACTGCGAAGGCTGCAACGGCTACGGCTGGTGCGAATGTGCCCCCGGCTGCTGCCCCTGCGCCCCGTAAGCGTGGCGCTCGCCGCTGAAAGCTTTAGCTCTCCCGCCCTGTTCGGAGTGTGAGTAGCTAATAGCAGTAAAAGCGGGAAAGCTAACAAAGCGATTAGCCCCTGGTGAAAACCGGGGGTTTTTCGTTTTTATTATTCTTCCAGAAACAAGACAACCCGATCCATTATTGAATCGGGTTTATCTTTTTTTTAAGGGATGATAGTATGAAGATATCAGGTAAACAACTCTAACCATAAATAGTGAGATAGATAGAAAATGTCAGAGAATTTTGAAAAGCCCCTTAATCGTATTGTTAAGTTTGCATATGTTCGTGATGCGGATAATGCAGATCGTGTTCTAACCATCGCTCGTCGATGGGGGCGTAATGGTAATAAGATCCACTATGGTTATGCTCTATGCCGTCCAGATGCAGATCAGTTCCGTAAGGATATTGGTCGCACCATCGCAAGTGGCAGAATGCTTACAAAGCCTGTAAAGGTCAAGCCCGAGGGTGAGCGTTTGGTGCTCCGGTCAGTAATGCGAGATATTGCGGAAGCAGAGGGCACGCCTCGTATTGTTCGTAAAATTGCCCAGGATTGGCTTGTTAATGAAGGTGTTGCTATTGAAGCCGATGTTGATCAGGTTGTGCCGAATTTGAGTTCGTTGACCTGATAGTCTCCTTGAGAATGTCCTATTCTCAATTGTCCCCTTTTAGCCCTTCGATTGTGAATACTCTTGGAGTTTAAAGGGCTAATAGCCAACGTTGAGCCCCGTAATTGGATTTTTGGGGAAGCCCTTGTTGATGTTGGTGAATTTGTTTAAAGGGAAGTAGCCGATCTGACAGTAATCTTGGACGGATGAATTGTTGGGTCGGCTGCGAGCTTAATTTCACATATCATTGCTATTTAATGATATGAGCAAATCTGATAACCTAAATGCAGAATATGTCCGTAGAATTCTTAAAGGTTTAGATCCTGATTTAGCTACTATTGTTGTAGCATCTTGTGTATCATTAGATCCAAATGTGTTATTGAAAACTTTAGTAGTAACCGCTGATGTATCTTATTACCGAAATATGGTAAGAGATATGGATAAGTCTGATAAGGATACTTCCGGTGATTTAAGCGCCGATGAAATTAAATCCTTATTAAAAACAGACGGCTGGAAAGTTTGATAAATAGTTTACACACAAGACTTACCGTGCTATATTGAGGATATAGCCAACCAACCCGATACGAGTCCCCGGTTGGGCTGCGGATTCTTATAAAGTCTGCGTGCTGGGTTCAACTCCCAGGTATCGGATAACATTTTTAAGAGAAAGAAAAATGGCAACGCAAAAGATTAGTATTCCAAAGAATGGTGGCATTCAAACCATTTACCGATTTGATAACGGTTATGGTGCAAGTGTGGTATGTCATTCATTCTCATACGGAACCGAAATGGCGGTTGTTAAGTTTACTGGTTCAGACCTTGAAGATTTTGAGTTGTGCTATGATAGCGGGATTACCCATGATGTTTTGGGTCATTTGTCTCCTGCTGATGTTGATTTTTATCTTTCAAAGATTGAAAAGCTTCCCCCGGCTATTGATTGATAACTTTGCCAAAGTGGCGGAATTGGTATACGCAGCGGCTTCAAACTCCGCCGAGTTTCCTCATGTGGGTTCGAGTCCCACCTTTGGTATAAAAAGCAGTTTACAAGTTAATGATAGTGAGATAGATTAAGGTATGTGAGGGATCATGGTGGAAAGGCAGACACCGCAGACTTAAAATCTGCTGCCCAAAAGGCGTCCCGGTTCAAGTCCGGGTGATCCTATAATGAAAGACGGTTCCAATCCTGGGATCGTCTTTTGTCATTTGGAGGAAAAATGAATACAAAAGAACAAGTGCAAGCAGTCTTACAACCCTTTATCGATGAATATCATGGCAAGCATGGAATATGGGGATTATCTGTTGCTGCCGGTCCTGCTGAATATAATGAATATGGTAAGCCACGTCATTCAGAGAAGCGTGAATATGTCGATTGGGCACTTCACGTATTTACCAGAGACGAAAACGCCCGAGAAGCTTTACCGGAATATTTTAATGGCGTTAGATTAATGATATTTGTTGGTAACGACTAATTATCTGTAGTTTATTAAGTTTTCTTGGCATGATAAACTGGGTTGTGAGGTGTTCCAATGGGTAAGATTAATCTATCTCGTGGGCTCTGGAAGTCTCAGATTCATGTATTGGAAGAATATTGCGCCAGTAAGGGCTGGGAAGTAGAATACGTTTCTCGCAAAGACCCTAACGCAGATTCTGCTATTGTTCATAAAAACAAGTTGGTCATAAAGAAAGACCGGACAACCGAACTAACGTTCTATGTATTGCTACATGAGATTGGGCATATGATGCTATGCCAGAACAATCGTATGTATGATGAACGTTATAATGCTGTTTTTGAAAGCTTCGGAAGCGCAAGCATAACTCATAAAGTAAAAAGAGTTGAAGAGGAGCTTGACGCATGGAAAACAGGATTTAAGTTGTCTAAACGGTTGAAACTTTATGTGAACCGGCGTAGATTTGAACAAGTAAAGTCACGCTGCGTTACCACCTACCTTATGTGGGCAGTTGACCGAAAGATCAAGAAAGAAATAAAAGAAGATGGAAGCAATAAAAATGGATCTGATGGAAGAGGAGCCAGTATTAGAGAAAGCACCAAGTAAGATTGACCAAATCTATTTTGATTACGTCTCTACTAAAAGCCTTAAAACTCGTAATCAAATCGTAAAACAAAATCAGGCTCTTGTTACTTACATAATCAACAAGTATTATAATAACAAGAAAGAATATATGCTCTTGAAGGAAGATATGATGCAGGAAGGCATCATAGGTCTTCTATCTGCTATTGAGGGATACAAGCCTGATCTTGGTTATCGATTCTCCACTTATGCAACATGGTGGATCCGACAAGCGATTAACAACTATCTTCTAAATGTAGAGCCTATCATTCACGTTCCTTCTCATGTTAGAACCGCTAACAATAAGATCCAGAAGAAGCTACGAGAAGAGAATATAGTTTTGCAGGACTACATTGCAAATGCCGATGCCAAGGAAAAAGAAGAAGATGGTTGTAGTGCAAAGATGTTGCAATCCATTACAATGGCAAATCGTTCAAAGAATGTTTGTTCTATGGATGAACAGATCAAGTCTGGCGGCGGTGAGAATACCAATACTCTTAAAGACCTATTAGTTTCAGATGAAAATATTGAAACCCGATATGGCAATTTAGAATTGGTTAGTCTTGTAAAGAATGCGCTTAAGAGTTTGTCTGAAAAGGAGAGATATATCCTTCTCCTACGTTTTGATGTTATAAAGGAGATCCCATGAAAAAAGAATATATCACATTAGACGAGGGCATAGACTTTCGTAAGATAGCCGCCATTATGACAAATGCTGGTTACAAGATGAACCATGCAACCGCCAGAAATCAGCTTATGTCAGCGTTGCAAAAGCTTCTTACAAATATAGTTAAGCAAACAGAGGTTAAGCCGGATCGTGAAAAGATTGAGGAAATGATGAATTCTCAAGAGATTCACAATGCATTGGCTGATGTTCTTCACCGTGCATACAGCGAATTAAAAAAGGATTAATTATGCCATTTCTAAAAAGAGGAAAAGCTAGATACGAAAGAAAAAGATATACTCAACAGGTACCAGCAGCACCCGTAGCACTTCCACAATCTGTCGTAGAAGATTCACCCACAAATTCAGAAATTAGTACACCTGAAGCAGAAGAAACAAAGATTTCTTACCAAGAAGTAACATATCGGGTTCCTAAAGAAGAACGTTTACTTGATTTGCCATTAGAAGAAGAAGTTTTTGGAGAACAAGATACTTCTGTTCCAGACGAAAAAGCATATAACATAACCCCTGTTACCAATAGTGTTCCAATTGGCGTAGCTCTTAAAAAGAAAAAGCGTCGCTAATACCCATATTTAAGTTATGGGTGGTTAGATGTGGTAGACATAAAAGCGGGACAGTTATTAGCGACAACTAAACCAGAAGGATTATTTGCCATTTCTGTTTCCGCTGACTTTCTTTCCGTCAGCAAACGTATATACCACGAAGATAAGTTCTTTTCCAGAAAAATCCCTATTGGAGAGATATTCCTCTGCCTAGAAGTAAAAGGTTATGACACAGATTTGTGTTATAGTCTTAAAATCTTGTGGAAAGAACAAATATTTTACATATTCTGTGATTTGAATGAAGTAAGAGTTGTTAAATGATTACCCGTGGACCAAAATCAGGAACTTTATTAACCGTTATATCTCCTGGTTTGGTTGCGGCAACTCTAATCCCAACCAACAGAACAGATGAAGACCTTCGTTGGTATATCTTTGACAATATCTCTTTTCTTGAAAAAGGTGCCACTCTTCTCTATATTGGTGATGAATCATTAATGGTTACTCATTGGGAGCTCTATAATCATACCGATTATTACGAAAACAATGAATATTACAAAAAGTTTTTAGCCGCCGTCTTCTTACATAATGATAAAAAAATCTATATCTTCTATGATGATCATTATGATATGTGGGAACCAAATTATTACTTAATGGCATTATAATAAGTTTAAATCTATAGACCGGTCTGATAATATAAAGATATGGAAACAATTACTGAAGGCAAGAGCAAGGCAAAGGTCACTTCCGCTATGATTCAGAAGCAGAAGCTTGATATCGCCTTTGAACTTAAGGCAAAGTATGGAATCACTAAGGGAACGGTTGTTCATGTAACCCGTCCTGTCCAGGGTAGAACCCGTATTGAAAAGGATCCCATCCCAGCAGACCGTGAGAGCACCGAAACCGAGTTTAAGGACTTCCATGCAGAGGATAACTGCCTCTATGTAGGTGCCTTCTGGGATTATTGGACCGGTAAGATGTTTCTTGAGTTTATTGCCCCCGAGGGCGTTCTATACTACGATTTTGGTCAGCATGGAGCCGGGGATAAGAGCTTTGGTGAGATTTTTAAGGTTGAGGTTGCTGCCACTACACGTCATAGTGTGATTTAAGCAAATAATAAAAGTTGAGTTAGAATAGAAGCTGGGAGAAATCCCGGCTTTTTCTTTTTGGAGATTTATGAAGACCCGAGCGTATAAAAAAACATCACTTAAAGCTTGTAGATTATTAACTGAAGATATCTATAAACTTTTGCCATTGGCAGATTATAACTCTGTAGCTAATCGTTATAGAGCAGAGGATGCTCTTAAGAGGGTTATAGTTGAAAGATACAAATTAGAGCCACAAGTTAAGGAATGGTCATATCAGTTTGATTTGTTATTTATTTCAGATCACAACGGCGCTACAAATCTTCATGTTGTATTGAACGAGGATTGGGAGCGTGATAATCTTCTATATGTTGACTTTGATGAAGAATATGCCAAAATGAGATATTAATTAATCTCATGAAACTTCTTAAAGAATATATCCGATTATTAGTAGAAAGCGCCTTAAAACCTAAAGTTATCTTTATGGCTGGTGCTCCTGGTTCTGGTAAGAGCACAATACGTAGTCGTCTTGGTATTACAGGATTTGAAATTGTAGATCCAGATGAAGCATATGAAGCAGCTCTTAAAGCAGAAAAATTGCCGTTCAATATCGGTAAGTTTGAGTTGGAATTCTTTGATATCAATAATAAAATGAAGGCTGCTCTTGAAGCTGGAGATACTGCTAAAATAGAAGAGTTAAAGCCGGAATATGAGAGATTAAGATCGATTGCTCAACGTAATGGCAAAGCTTTTACAATGGCATTAAAAGCAGCAAAAGACCGTCAGAAGGCATTAGCAGCGGAGGGTAAGAACTTCGTAGTAGATGGAACTGCTGCCGATTATAATACGATTAGAAACTTAAAGAAAACGTTTGAAGCATCTGGATATGAAGTTGCTATGTTGTTTGTTCATGTAGACATAGAAACGGCTCTAGAACGTAATCGTGCTCGTGGTGAAGCTGGTGGTAGAAGTTTAAGAGATAGAACAATAGAAAAAAACTGGCAATCGGTTCATTCAAATGAACAGCCATATCGTCAGTTATTTGGAGATAACTTCTTTTATGTTGATGCCACAAATATGGATCAATCTATTCCAGAAGTCAAAGAACGGATAAAAGGCTTCATTAATACTATTTAATGTGGTATATAGGAGATTATTATGAAAATCACAGTAAAGCAACTTAAACAACTTATTAGAGAACAAGTAGAAGAAATGTCTGCTGGTATTCCAGAAGGACGCCACGCATCTCGCCAAGTATCTGTTAGAGATCCAGAAGGTCTTGCAGATACTATGAAGGAACTTGGTTATCGCAGACGTAAATACATTGCTTTATCATCGGAATTCGTTTTGGTCCGTGATATGGAAATCCCTGGACAATATTGGCCACTTGAATATGATGGTGGTTGGGTTCCAGGCGATGGTCCAGTTAATGAACAAGGCGCAGAAGTCGGAGTTTGATTTCAAACATTAAAAAGATAATAAAGCCGCTTGAAAACAGGCGGCTTTTTTCTTTTATTCAATCGGGTTTACATTATAAAATATTTGTGTTAAGATGGTTGCATGACTACACCTAAACACTTCGTAAACCTCCACGCCCATTCAACTTTCTCTGTAGGGGATGGGATTGGTATGCCTCAAGACCATATTGATTACGCCGTTAAAAATGGTGCAGATGCCCTCGCTCTCACCGATCACGGCAATATGAACGGATTTTCCTATCAATACCTCCATGCAAAGAAACTAAAGGACAAGGGCGTTCCCTTTAAGGCTCTATCAGGTGTAGAAGCCTATTTCATTCCATCCCTTTCCGATTGGCGTAAGCTTAAGACCGCACAGGATGAAGCCAAGGCTGCTGAAAAGGAAGCAAAGCGTCTTGCCGCTAATCCAGATAGCATCGGTGATGAACTCGCTTCTGCAAAGGCAGAGCTCGAGGAAATGGCTGGTGTAGTAAAGACCGATGAAGATGAAGAAGGTGGAACGGTTGTAGAGAACGAGGACGATAGTAAGTCCAATAAGTATCGTGATCCTATTCAACGCCGTAATCATCTTGTCCTGCTACCAAAGAATACGGCAGGTCTAAAGACCCTATTCCGCATTGTATCTAACTCATACATTGACGGTTTCTACAAGTATCCCCGCATTGATCTTGATATGCTTAAGCGGGAAGCAAAGGGCAATATCATCGCCCTATCCGCTTGCGTAGCCGGTGCAGATATGCATATCATTGCTTCTCACCAGACAGAGCCGGATTATAATAAGTGGGGTCCAAATGATGTTAACTTTGAGCTTATTCAGAGTGAACTAAAGGATATGATCTATGCATTTAAGGATGCTCTCGGTGAAGAGAACTATTACCTTGAAATGCAGTTTAATCGTCTTGGTGCCCAGCATCTAAAGAACTTCCATATTATGGAAGCAGCAAAGCGCACAAACACCAATCTTGTAGTTACTTGCGATAGCCATTATTCTAATCCAGATCATTGGCGTGAGCGTGAACTATACAAGGCTATGGCTTGGGCTTCAAAGTCTAAGGATGGTGTTGATGTATCCAAGCTTCCACAGAAGGTAGAAGAACTTAAGTGTGAGCTTTATCCAAAGAATGCCCAGCAGCTTTGGGATAGTTATAAGAGTTATGCCGCTGGATATGATTGTTATAATGATGATGTAGTCCGTAGTGCTATTGAACGCACCTGGGATATTGCTCATAACCAGATTGGAACGGTTGATTTTGATCGTTCCGTTAAGCTTCCTGTTATTGAGAAGCTTGTTCCAAAGACCCATCTTGAAGATGCCATTGAAAAGCTTGGAGAGGGCACGGACGAGGACGTTCTTGCTTTTGAAGAGTTGAAGCGTCTTGCAAAGATTGGGCTTAAGAACCGTAAGCGTGATAAGGATGGGGAATATATTGATCGCCTTGTCTACGAACTCGGAGTAATCAAGGAACTTAAGTTTGCCAAGTATTTCCTCACATACGCCAAGATCATGGATATTGCTTCAAAGCAGATGATGATTGGTAATGCTCGTGGTTCTGCTGGTGGTAGTCTTCTATCATATGCGCTGGGTATTACCCAGGTAGATCCTATTCGCTTCGGGCTTCTATTTGAACGCTTCCTTGTTCGTAAGAAGAAGGGTTTCCCTGATATTGATTCCGATTTCGGTGATCGTGAAAAGGCTGTTAAGCTTATTGGTGATTACTTTGGAACAGAGAACGTTATCTCGGTTTCTAACTTTAATCAGCTACAGCTACGCAGTTTGATTAAGGACGTTGCTCGTCTTGCCGGTCTACCCTTTGATGAAATCAACAAGTATACCGGTAAAATTGAGAGCGAGGCTCTTGCAGAAGCGAAGAAGACACCGGGCTTTGATCGTGCTGGCTGGGTTCTTACATATGAAGAGGCAGAGAATAACTCTGCTTCATTCCGTGAGTTGATGGAGAAGTATCCAGACTTTGAAAAGACCATTCGTGTTCTATTCAAGCAGATGCGAAACGTATCCCGGCACGCTGGCGGTGTAATCATTACCAGCAATCCCCGAGATAACATGCCAATCATTAAGAGCGGTGATGTTCTTCAAACGCCATGGCCAGAAGGTCTTAACGCACGCCACCTCGAGGATTTCGGGCTTCTAAAATTTGATATCCTCGGTCTTGGAACCCTTCGTATGTTTGAAGAGTGCATCCGTAAGATCCTCCGTAAGACCATGCCAAACCGTAAGTATATTACCTTTGATATGATTAAGAAGTGGTTTGATGATAACCTTCATCCAGACGTTAATGCTCTTGATGATATGAAGGTATTTAAGAACGTTTATTGGGATAGTCGTTATGCTGGTATCTTCCAGTTCGTTCAACAGAACGTTCAGAAGTTCATGGCAGAAATGAAGCCAAAGAATGTCACAGATATTGCTATCGCAACTTCTATCTTCCGTCCCGGTCCTCTTGGTATCGGTGCTGACAAGCTATATTTGAATAACCGTAAGAACCCTTCAAAGATTGCCTATAAGCACCCGCTACTGGAAGAGGTATTGGCAGATACGTCCGGTCTAATCGTCTTCCAAGAGCAGCTACAGCTAATCTATCATAAGCTTGCTGGTGTTCCCCTTGAGGATACGGATGCTGTTCGTAAGGCATTCACCAAGAAGGATCTATCCAATAAGGAGAAGGCTGCAAAGGAACGTGAGGCAATGCGAGAAGACTTTGCTAACCGCTGCCTTGCTACCAACAATATCGCCAAGGAAATCAGTTATAGCATCTTTGATGAAATGGAAAAGTTCGTAGCTTATTCATTCAATAAGAGCCACGCTGTTGCCTACGCTATTACTTCATATCAGTGTGCATGGTTCCTGACCTACTATCCAGAGGAATGGATTACCACATACATTGATTACTGTGCCACAGAGAAGGGCAAGCAGGCTGGTAAGGAAGATCCAAAGGCTATTGCTCTATCGGAAGCCAAGGCTCTTGGATTTACGATTGGTAAGCCCGATGTAAATCTATCGGAAAAGGAATATACGATCCGTGATGGTAAGCTTATTCCATCCTTCGCTTCTCTTAAGCACGTTGGTATGACGGTTCTTAATGAGATTAATGAGTTCCGCCCCTATAACAACCTTGAAGATTTGTTGTTTAATCCTAATGACACATGGCGTCATTCAAAGTTTAACAAGCGTGCATTGGCTACTCTAATCAAGCTTGAAGCCTTTGAGAGCATGGGATTGGTAGGCGAGGGTAAGATGTTTAAGAACTATCGTCAGCTTCACCATGTTCTTGTGGATAAGGGCGATGATTTGAAGCGGGCTGTCAATAAGAAGAAGAAGACCCATAAGGAGGATCTTGCTCGTATTATTGCAGAAGCCCAGGAGCTACCCGATTGGGATCTTAAGGAGAAGGTAGAGTTTAGTCGGGCTCTATCTGGAACGGTAGATATTGATCTTATTGTTACGCCCGAGATTGCAGAATATTTCCGAACCAGCGGTATTACTTCTATTGACGATTGGGAAGACGACGAGCAATGGGTCTGGTGCATTGTTAAAAACGCCCGTGAAGCCAAAACCAAGACAGGTAAGGCTTATATGAGAATGAAGATTTACGGGGCATCCTGCACAGATATGGAAGTGTTTGTTTGGAACTTTAAGGCTGGTAAGGATAAGATTATTCCAGAAAATAGTCTTATACTTGGAAGGTTCAAGAAGAGTGACTTTGGTTTGTCTACCTTCTTTGGAACGTTGGAGATTATCAGCAAATGACGTTATACCGTTGCGCTTATCAAAATCATGATAACCCGAGAGGGGTATTAATCCATCGTGTTGAAAAAAATCCCGAAGGAAAATGGGTAAGAGCAGCGGGAATGGATACGATAAGCAAGATTGCTTATAACGGAGTTGTTCTTAAGTTAGAGGTAGCCAGATTAACAAGTCCATTTGTGTCAATCAATTGGAACGAAAATAAAACATTAGAATATCATATATGTCTTTATCAGGATTATACAGTAGCAATAGCAGATGAAAAGTGGAGCAAATATTTCGTTCCGATAGAAACAAAAATAGAAGAATAACAAAGAATTAAGGCTGGAAGGGTAATCTTTCCAGCCTTATCTAATTAAGAATACATTATTACGAAGGTATATCTCACATGAAACTTACAAAAGATTTGCAATCCCTTTTAGACGGTGAAATTAAGAGAGCGGTTAAAGATACCCTTGAAGCCAAAGGACTAACCCCAGAAAAACCTAAAAAGCTTACAGAGGCATCTAAACCTTCTGTAGTTCAAATGCTTACTGGTGCAGCAAAGACTGCTGTTAACACTCTTAAGGAAGGTTTTACTCTTATTCCAAAGTCCCATCTTATGAAGACAGAGAAGCTTTCAGATGCTGCAAAAACAGCTCATGACAAGCTTTATAAGGGTTATGTAGAAGCCTTTAATAAAGTTGCTACAGGATTAGTGGCTGCTGATAAGGGTGATGTTAAGAGCACCGCAAGTTCATATCGTTCTCTTAAAGTAGATGAAACATATAACTTTAATGGTGTAAAGCTTCACGAGCTATATTTTGCAAATATTTCTGATGTTGATAGTGAAATCAGAGTAGATAGCCTTCCATATATGAGATTATCTCGTGATTGGGGAACCTTTGAAGCATGGCAAGAAGATTTCATGGCAGCTTGCATGGCTTCCCGTAATGGCTGGGGCATGACAGTTTGGGAACCTTATCGTAACGTTTTTATGAACGTAACAGTTGATAGTCACGATAAAGACATTCCTCTTGGTTGCGTTCCAGTAATCGTTATGGATATGTGGGAACATGCATATTTCAAAGATTATGGAATTGATAAAAAGGCTTACCTTTTTGCGATGATGAAAGAATTGAATTGGGACGTTGTTGAAGCACGTATGGCTGTATGTGAGAAGTGCAATCTAGATTTAATCTATAAGATTGAGCCGCTTACAAATCCAAGACCAGATGCAATGCTTTCTGCTGCTGCCGAACAAGCACAAACAGTTCCAATCACACAAGTTCAACCTCCAGCACAAAAGCCAATAACAACTGGATTGGGCAATCAAGCAACAGCACCACTTTCCCCATCTACACCAGCAGCACCAGCTACACAAGCACCTGGCGTTCAAACAAGAGGATGATATGAAGAAATTAAAAACTAATGCATTAATGGTTCGTCATAGCGGTAAGCTTGGCTATACCACCCGTTCAAATCGTCCTGTAAGTGTTCCCGCTGGAACTTTATATGAACACGTCCGTCTTATAGATAAGCAACATTCATATGTTCGTATTAATAACGTTCTATATGTTGCACGCAATAAAGATTTAGTATTGAAAGAACAGGTTGTTCAAGCACAATATCCTCAACAAATGGCAGATTTTGCACCTGTTCCACAGAAGAACGTTTCTTTAGATCAGGTTATAGATCGTTATATTGTTCGTTATGAAAGAGAGAGCATTCCACAAACCGGAATGCCTGGACCTGGAGCTAATCCAGCCGCTGCTACTCCTCCGGAGACATTAGCACAACAACCAACTCCATCTTCTTTAGAGGAACGACAATTGCGCAATTTAAGTGCATTATTGTTCGAACAAGATGCGCCAGCAGAAGAACCACCAGCAGACGAACCACCACCAGACGAAGGTGATGCAGGAGGTGGCGATGAAGGTGGTGGTGGAGGCGGAACAGCTCCAGAAGGTCCGCCTGTAGTTAATACACCAAAGATTAACCTTAATGATTTTACTCGTAGTGTCGCTCGCCTTATTAACAACTATGATGCTCTACTAAATCCACGTTCCATTATCCTTAATCGTGTTGAAGAATATATCAGAACCAATTACGATGAAAGAACTGCGAAAATGTTTATCCAGATAATGGAAAGAAATTATGGATTACATCCTACAAATACGGAGTATACTGGACAATCAGGAGGCGGCGAATTCCCAACACCATATTCCTTCAACGCTGGCGGAGAAGGTGGACAACTTGGTGGAGGTGGCGGCGATTGATCAATGACTAAACCTGTCGGTAGACCAAAAAAGATTCTTCCTAAAGAACTATTAGAGTTAAGATTTACCAAGGAAGAAATGTTGCATTTAAAGAAGGAACTATTCAGACACGGTTTAACAGCACATCAATTCATGGGTTATCTAATACAACAGATATCCATTAACGATCAAAGATTAGTTGAGTTGCTAAATGAAGCAACACAGTATAAAAAACAAAGAATATTGGAGGGCAAAGAAGAACACGTTGATGCAGAAACTCTATATCGTATGATAGAAGAAGAAAATAAAAAACTTCAGAAGTGAGGACTATATGAAATTGTTAAAGAGATTACTGGGCGTTAAAGAAGCTGCTGTTGAAACAAAGATTATAACTGTAGCTGATAGTTCTGAAGAGTTAACAAAAAGATTAAGGGAGTTTGATAATCAAGCATTACAAAATCAAATCAAAACATTAGAAAAAGTGATTGGATTCCTTGCACAAAAAGTAGAAATTCAATCGGAAGTTATACGCCGACAATCTGATGCCATTAGGGAAATACATACAACTATAGAAGAAATCGCAAACGTGTTTGAAACTGTCCAAAAAGCAACAATGATGGATAAACCACCAATAGATGATGATGACGACGAGGATGACTCAGAAGGTCCAAAGAAATATCTAAACTGATATGGAAGACATAAACACAAATACCGGTATTAAAAAGTTTTTTGAAAATAACTGGCTAACGTTGCTTCTTATTTTAGGTGCGGCGTTAGCTTTTTATTTTGGGTTTCAAAGAATGTCTGAACTCAATCAAAGAAATTCTGAAATGAATCAAATGCTTGAAGATCAAAGAAATTCAATCAACGAAAACCATGAAACCATTGATAGTCTCAATAAAACTGTAGTTGATGAAAGAGCTGCAAGAGAAGCTTTAAGAGCTGAATATGAAAATCAGTTAGAGCAAGTTCGTGCTGATCTTCAACGACAAATTGATCTGATACGTCGCAGAAGAATTGAAAGAACAACTGAACTTGCAAATAATCCTTCAGAACTTGTTAACAGCTATAACTCTACATTTGGTTTTGGCAGAACAGCGAGTCCTACACCATGATTAAAAAACTTATATCTTCCATATTGTTAGTCTCCATATTGGTTGGTTGCACTACAGGAAACCTCCCAGGAGGCTCCACAACGGCTGTAGATGATCAAGGCTTCCCTGATATGCCTCCATTAGAGTTAGCGGCTGTAGAAGCCGTAGAAGTGCCAGCAGTAGAACCTAATCCAACTCCTACTCCTGCTCCTGTTGAACTAACTCTTAATCAAGAGTTTAGAGCACCATATCCAGGTATATTCTTTTCAAATGAACAAGCAGCTTATATTATAGCCGAATTAGAAGCTTATCAAAGTCGTGTAGCTGCCACTATGGAAAGTATGAGAACCGGTTTTCAATTGCGCTTACATAGTGAGACAGAAGAATTAAGACTACAGATTAATAGCGATAGAAACCGATTCCGTATGGTTATTGCGGCTAGAGATACCGAAATTGCAAGACTATTAAGACAGAACGAAAGATTTGTTAATCGTGGTTCAGAGTTTCCATGGGAAGCTGTATTGGTTGGTGCTGGTGGTTTGTTGATTGGAGTTGTTGGTGGTTTCCTTATGGGATTTATTGCCGCTAATTAATACTTAAAAGGACACATATGAAAGTACCTCTTTTAAAACAATCTGACGGCAGACCGTCTGCTTCATTCACAATGATGGTAATAGCATTTACCGTAGTAACTCTATGGTTACTCGTTTCCATAGTAGAAGAAGCATTTGGTATTCAAATCAGAGAATTCTCTGGTTCTGAAGCAATGAGCTACTTTACACCGATTGCAACCCTTTACTTCTCACGTAGATGGACAGATAAAAACAATGCAGCCGCTAATTCAGCAGGCGAAGAGAAAGCAGAAGAATGATTATGAAAATCTCAATGAATGAACTTAAAACCTTAATCCGTGAAGCTGTTAGTGAACAAGTAGCAGCACAACAAGGTAGAAGCCCACAACGCCGTGATCAAGCTGCTTCTCTTATCTCTGCTACAAATCTTCGTAATGCAGAAGCCGTTCTTAAGCTATTAGCACGCAAAACTGAAGGAGATATTTCTCCAGATCAAAAGCGTTATCTATCAAAGCTTACCGGTCGCACTTCAAAAGAAGAACTTAAAGCAATCCTTGATAAGCTATATGTTGACGGATTCAATGGTAAGTCTATTCTTGGTTATTCAGCTATGACACCAAATAAACTCAAAGATCTGATCAATAACATGAAGGGAGCAAAAGCTGCTGTTGGTAGCGAAGAAACTCCAGCAGAAGTTGAAGAAGTTGAGGCTGACGAAGAAGAATCCGATAAAAAGTATCAAACAAAAGGCATGACCGGGGGCGCATCCCTTGAAGACATTGCTAAAGAACTTGGCGTCTCTGTTCAAAGAGCAGCAGAACTTGAAAAGAAAGCAATGGAACGTTTCAAGAAAGCCGCTGTATCAAGAGGTGGTCTGGAATCTACAGAAAGCCTTAAAGCATTAGCAGTTCCAGCAGCTAAACAATTCGTTGAACGTCTTGGTGAAGTAGGTGTTGAAGATTTCGTTATGGACGTTCTTAAAATGCCAAGAGCAACAGAAAAAGATATTGAACTTCTCGTTAACCTTCAAGCAATGGCAAGCGAAGGCGCAGAAGAAGAGGCAGCAGCAGAACTTATCAGATTATACCTTCAAGGTTCTAATCTCCCAGTCATTGCTCGCTTCACAGATGCTCTTAGAGCAAAAGAAACAGCCGGTAGACCTTCTCTTGTTCGTAAATTCTTCTGATATTTCAAGGGGTTAGGTTATTTTAATTTAATCCCTTGACTTTCGTTCCCAGGTATGGCATTATAACATATAACTGCCGCTAACCCTGGAGAAACGATGAACAGCATGAAGATCAATCCCGAGAACGTCAATCCCCTTTTCGCCCGCCTTCGTGATCGTGCAAAGCTTTCCGAGTGGCTGGTTAGCTATTATTTCAGCGCAGAGAAGCGGGACCGTGCATGGTATAATCCGGGCGTGAATGCAGAGAACGTGCTCGCTTATATTTCCGATCCTCGGAGTGGCTTCCCGCTCTCCCCGGCTGACGTGTGCGATGATTGGGCGATTAAGAAGTCCCTTAAGAGCGATTTTGCGGCTATTGATTTTGATGCTGTCGCTGCCAAGCCTGTGAAGGGTAAGAAGGAAGCGATCTATAATACTGGCGATGTTTCCCTTAAGAATATCGGCAATGAGCTTCATGGCATTACTGCTATGATGGCACTTAAGCTTGAAACCTCTGGAACCGCCAAGATGCAGCTTATGACGGGCAAGAACCGTGATGGTATGGAAGCTGCTATGGAGCGTATCTCCCAGGCGCATCGAGAGGTTGCAGACGCCTACGCTACGCTTCTCCTTTCCTGCAATAGCGTTAACGCTTTCCTTGATGCGATCAAGAAGGCTTATCAGATTACGCCGCTGGAAATGGAAGATATTAAGACTAACCGGGAGCTTAAGATGATCCAGTTCCTTATGAGCCAGGATGCTACGGATATTGCAGATTATCTCCGTGGCGATATTCTTAAGCAGGATAACCGGATGAAGAGTTTTCAGACGATGATTAGCAAGCACCTCTACCCGAGCAAGAAGCGTGGTCGTCCGAAGAAGAATGCGAATTGATTATGCCAGATCCAGAATTACTTAATCACCCATTATATAGTTCTTTTCCGGAGGGCTGGACTACCCGTGCGGTAGGTTCGGTCCTTTTTGTCTTTAAAGAGAACATAAAGATAAGAATAGAAGAATATAGCTACCTCACTATAGACGTTCTACAACTTAAACATGATCATGGAATCGTCGTCACTCTTGAAGAAGAAGAGGACGGCGATTTTGCTTTAGTGTCATGCAAAATCCAATCCGAAAATGGTAAACATGATATCAAACAATGTTATGATATATGTTTGAAGATAGATCGCTTCTTATCAGGAATACAAATAAATGACTAAAATTATTACAAGTGAATCAGACGTTGAGTTGGATCCGGAAAGCTTAACCGATTCAAACGATTTAGCCGCTGCATTAGAAAACAACAATCTAAAAAGATTAGAAGCAATTCGAGATTTAGATGCACTGTTAAATGAAGATTCAATTGTAAATACAAACAACGTAAGCAGAGAAGAAGCTATTGTTAAATGTGTTTTAAAGTTTGAAAGCCGCTTGACAAAAAATGCATTTGCAACAAATGTTTATTTGACCAGTCTTAATCAAACTGTGGTAGATCGTAATATTACCGAGATTGAAATACATGGAGAAGACCGAAAACTAATTCAGCTTTTCTCATTCTATCAAAACAATGTATATAAGCAGAAACGTTCTAAAAATGGACCTGCAAGAATTCTTTTGCAAAAAAGAGGAGTGACAAGAAGAAGGAAAAAATTTGTTCTTACGAAGAATGATGTATTTGTTACCAAGTTCTATGCCATTGTCAAAAATAAGAAAATTAATTTGATTGACTTGCAGCATATATGGAAAGTAAATGAATTAAAATACGCTTTTGACAACAATCGTTCTACAATTAAGATGCTTTTAGTAAGAAGCAAATAATTACTTTTTGAGGAAAATATATGACATCATCAATTCGTAAAGCTTTACAAGAAGAACGCCGTAAAAAATATCTATCCGGATTAATCAATGAAGCAGTTGTTCAAATCCTTTCTGAACAAGATGCTGCCGCTGCTCCAATGGGAATGCCTGCTCCTGCTGCTCCACCAGCCGATGTTTCTGCTCCACCAGCACCAGAAGCTGCACCAACTGGACAATCAAAAGAGTTTACTGTTGATGATATGATTGAACGTCTTAACGTCATTCGTGGTGGTCGCTCTTTCACAGATCCAGAAGTATATGGACAACTTGTATCTTTCTTTAAAAGACAAAATGATCAACAAAAATCTGAAATAGAACAATTTCTTGTTGAAATCGGAAAGATTGTTATCAACGTTAACGAACAGGAAGCTCCTCCTTCATCAGAAGCTTCTGCTGCGCCACCAGCTACACCAGCCGCTCAACCAGCAGTTCCTCCCGCTCCAACAGCACCAGCACCAGTAGCTTGATTATTCTCTTGAAAATATCAAAATCATAGAGTATACTAATCATATGGCTGAACAAACTGAATTGCCGAAGTTTTACTGGCGTGAGCAACGTCAGGTTAACGTCCATGATATTCCCGGTATCCGTTATCTCCCTTGTATGCCGGTAGTCGGTTCCTCTCACGGTGTAACACGAATTGAAAATGGCACCTTTATTCAGTATCTTCGTGATGTGGAAGGTGGTCCCCGTGGTGAAGATAAAGCATGGGTCTTCGCTCTAGCAGAAAAGCCGGAAATTGAGTTTGTAGTCCCGGCAGCTTGTGCCCCCTATCTCTGGAAAGCAAAGCATAAGGTTAGTCCGCTCCGAAAGCGTTGAAAATACCCCGGTAAATCCGGGGTTTTTTATTACTTGAATTTTTTCTATTAATCTGTTATTCTATTAACATAATGACGAATCGCAATCACCTTCACACCGACAACACCCGCCGTTATTGCAGCCGTTGTGGCGATGCTCTCACCGATCCCGCTTCCCGTGAGTGCGGTGTCGGTCCCGTCTGCCGTAAGAAGGATACTCACCTTTACGCTAAGACCATTGTTGCTAACTTTGGGCTTGCGACTGTCCGTGCCATGAGCGTCCGTGAGGAAATGCTCGCTCCGGAGGTTGTGAGCGTTTGGAAGGCGGCGGTTAAGCGTCTCCTTAAGGCGGCTGAAAAGGTTGCTAACCTTACCGACGATATGACCATTATGCAGCGCACCGGGGCGGATCTCCGTGAGGTTGTCCGTGCCTGTGATCTCGTCTGCTCCTACGAGAATCCTACCCCCATCGTTCGCTCCACCGTTGTTGACGTTGTGCGTGCCTGTGGCTACGTCGGTCTTGCGGCTGTCCTCTCCGGTGAGGCTTCTACCTCGCCCAGCCGTGTTTGGTTTGAGAATGGTCGGGTCTACATGAGCGGGCTTGGTAATAAGTCGGGTTGGGCTGCGATGCGCCAGATCCCCGGTGTGCTTACGCCGAAGTATCGTGGGGATCGTGCTCCCTACTCTGTCCCGGCTGTCCAGGCTGCACGCTTCCTTGAGAATGTTCGCCGCTACTGGCCGATGTATGAGGGCGATATCGCTGCGCTTGCTACCGAGGCTGCTACCTGGGTTCAGAATAATCAGGCTGTTGCTACCGCTGCTGCGGCTTCGACCGCTCCAGTCCATGTTTTCGGGATTTCCACCCGTTCGCAGGATTTCGTTGCAACCTTCCCGTGGGTTCGTAATGCGAACATGACTGGTTTCATGGCGCAGCTTAAGACCATCCCCGCTAATCAGCGCAACTACAATCCTGCCACGAAGTCGTGGTCGTTCACCATCGCTAACCTTGATCGTGTTATCGAGATTGCCCGCACCTCGGGTATCTTTGGTGAGATCCGAAAGGTTGATACCGGCGAGGCTACTCCGGAAGGCACTTACAATACCCGGTCGGTTGGGCGTCGGTATCCTAACCTGGGTCGTGCTGCCTATTTCCGTGGTGGTTGGCGTATGTGATAGTCGCTAAAATCTAAACGGACTCAACCCCGGCTCTGCCGGGGTTTTTTCTTTTTAAAAATCAAAACCGCCATCATCAAAATCACCCTTTTGTATTAACTTCATAATGGTTTCATCGTATCCAAGCTTTATACCGGCTTGGATTTTTTCTTTATCAAAGTCCATGCTATTTTGATTTGGGGATACGCTTGGAATGAATACGTTAATCTTTACGTTTTCCAGCGTCTTGGCGGCTCTTAAAACCGTGTAGCAGTCCATAAGGTAAACTTGGTCGCTCATTATTTCAGAAGCCCGTAAAGCGACTCTGGGGGCGCTTGTGAGGTTAGTAGCTGGTAGGACACGATCTCTAATAGCTATAGGGGAAGTAAGAACAACGTCTATTTCATCTGGACGTTCTTTAAGGGCTTCATAGATTGGAATCTGGTGTCGGATACCACCATCTACCCATTTCTCTCCATATAGATCAATAGGTTCAAAGACTAATGGCAAGTGGCTGGATGCAAGGATAAACTCTTTAATAGCTGGATTTTCTCCGTCTATTACAGTGTATTCAGAGTTATTGAGGTTTACGCAACCTACAGTAAGTTTAACGCCGCTTGAAACTATCTTCCCAGCATCAAGAAACTTATCAACAAGGTTCTTTAAAGGTTGTCCGCTGTGTAGAGAACCCTTCCACATTGAATAGAGATAGTTTATAGGCTTAACAGGATTCCAACGTGTGTATATATCATCCGAGGTGTTTATGTTGTTCCAGATATCTAATAGTCCGTTTATAGAATGAGGTTGTTCCATTGGGGAGTGCATTGCAATCCAAGAAGCATTAAGAGCACCGACAGATATACCATGAACAGTATTCCAAGTTCTTCCAGCTTCTAATAACGCTTGTATTGCACCAACTTGATAAGCACCTCTTGAACCACCACCACTTAATACAAGCGCCCTTTTAACCATACTTCACCTCAACCTTTTAACAATGATTTACCACCATAGGAAGTGCTATTTCCACCATTTACGATAGCAGAACGTTCAACTAATAAGTCTCCTGCGAATGGAGCACGAACACGAACCAAATCTTTCATTCTCTGTGGCTGCTCGTTGATTTTAGATAAATCAATTGATGGTAGGTCGTCCACACAGTAGGCTCGCATCTCTCCCATTATAGCAAATTCTTTATTAGCTACGCCGCTTAATGGACCCATACTACGAATGAGTGTAGTAGTGGTTCCCCATCCATCTGGGTTCTGAATTTGACGATAATAGTTTGCACCTTCACGGAGATATACAGAACCACCAGACGTTGGTTGTTGCATCATAGCTCTTTGCATGAGCATACCAGCCACGTCTACTTCTGGCATTTGAGGACGTGTTGGCTGTTGAAATTGTGGGCGTTGAGGTTGTTGTTGAATTTGTGCAGCTCTATTTGCCCAATATTTTGCTTCCCAATCATCCATATCACTTACCTTCCTTAAGAACTATAGTAGTTACTGCTTCTACAAGAATATTAAAATCCTCTTGTGATTTGATATTATAGCGTTCCATCAATTGTTTTGTTTCCTCTTCGTTCAATCCAAAGAAACCTTTAACTTTTTGGAATACTGTTTTTTCTTCTGGAGATATTTGTGGTGGTCCAAGATAACGAGGGTCCAATCCACGAATTTGGGACGCTGCAAATGATGTTGGATAATCTGGATCAATCATTCCTCCCAAGTCTTCAATTCTCTTTGAGATTTCTGGACTTGAAATGCCAGCAGCTTGTAGTTTTTCTATATATCCCTTAATGGCATCTTGAACTTCTTTAGATTTAAGAACTTCAACTGTTTTCGTTACGTCTATGCTTTGTTGTTTTGGTGAAGTTGCACCTTTAACACCGACAGAAAGAGCTGGTTGTTGACGACCTGCTATTGCCCTTTTACCGTCATACAATTCTAAAGCACTATATATTTGTCCGCCTTTTTCTGACATATTTGGAACTTTGTCATTTATTATTTTTGTAAAATTTGGATAACCGGAAGCATCCGATAGTCTGTTCAAATCTTCTTCTCTATACATTGGACTTTTTTTGGTGCCAATTGTTTCATAAGCATATTTGATAACAAAGCTTTCTAAATCTCGCTTTTGTTCTGGTGTAAGTTCTTTTTCATTTCTATTGAGAAGGGATATTGCGTCATCGATATTTGCAATATTTTGTTCTTTTGATTGCTCTGGATCATTGAAAGAAGATGCCCGTAATGCAACGGGTCGGGCAGGTTTTGTTTGTTCAGCTAATACTTCTTTAACAAGCTGATTGATCATTTCTTTTAAATCAGCCAAAACTTTTTCACGGCTTTTCTCAAAAGCAACTGCACCGCCCATAGGCTCTGGGTTTTCTGGTGCATTATTACTTGGAAGACCTTTGGCATATATTTCTTTAGTTTTTGGCTTCCAGCTTTCCCAGCTTTCCTTTTTAACGTCAGTTTTAACAAAATCAGGACTACCTGGCTCGTTTGGAGCACGACGCTTTCTTGTTACTGCGCTTTTCTTTTGTTTTTTGCTCATATTTTTAGCCTTATTTGCTGGGACACATTTTGGATATTTTTTAGAGCTATCCTTTGCTCTTACGCCTTTGTCAGCAGATGCGCCACATGGGGGATGACCACCGCCTTTTTTCTTGCGGCTGATATCTACCCACTTTTCTTTAAACCATTTGCGAAGGTCTTCGTTCATTTTTTCTTTCCCTTCTTACGCCAGCCGCCACCTTTACTCTTATACCATTTAGATGCCCATGCATTAGCGTATGCACTTGGATATACTTTAAACTTTTTCTTGGCTTGTGACTTGGCTTGACTCCATAGGCTTGGATTAGTTGGAGCATTCTCGCCTTCATCAATTCCTTCATTCAAAAGATATTCTAATAAAGCTTTAAGTTCTTCCATATGTGCCTCTCTTATACTTGCGTTAACCCCAACACGATCATCATCTGTAGGAGATTGTCTCAATCTTCTTGCGCCTAATAAATCCTCACCAAAACCTTCATCTTGTCCATGAGTTGCTTCATAGTCTGCTGGAACAAATTGTTTTGGCCATCCAATAGCTGCGCTTGAGCCTAATGGACTTCTTTGTGGAGGTTCATATATAATTGGCGGATTTTGCTCTGCATTTTCTCCAAATTGTGGGCGCCATGTTTCTGTTGGAGGTTCATCTGGATTAATATGATTTCTCCATGCTGCTAATGAATTTGTTCTTGTGTTATTCCAACCTAAACGATCTGGCATTGTAGCTTTTGGAGCACCAAGAATTTCATTAATATATTCTTCTGTAAGTTCCTTTATTAAATCATAAAGAATTATGTCTGCCGCATCTTGTTCATGCTCTACTTCATCATCAATGTCTGGATCTGGTCCAATAAGCTTACTCATTTCCAAATCCGGATTTGCTTTTTGAACCTTCTTAATACGCTTGCCAATTGGTTCTTCTTGTTCTTCTGATAGCTCTAATGCCAATGCAGTAGAGTTTCCTGTCATATCATCCATAGGAACGCCATTAAGTGTTGGTCCAAGATACTCTACCTTGCGTCCATCAATTTGATTTTCATATTCTGCACCAGCATTAAGTGGCGTAAATTGTTTTGGTTCAACCAAAGTGTTAGGAGCAGGGAACCCTGGTAAATCTCTCATACGAGAAACAGAGTTATCGTATGGAGCACTTTCTGCTACAGTTTCTACAGCGCCATTTCTACCATTCCAATGTGGAACAGGATCTTCATCAGAATTAAATCCCATACCTCTACGATATTTGTTATTAATCCATTCCTGATCTTCAACGTTTTGTTGTAACTCTTCTTGTTCTTGGTCTACTATTTCTTGTGTAGCTGGATTAAGACCCAAATGAGCTAGTTGTTTGTAACCGCCTCGACCATAGTTACCGGTTCCACCAAAGGATGGATTACCATAAAAGTTAGGTCCGGTATACTCTAGAAGTTTCTGTAGATTAGTTTTTTTGGTCATGGTATATCTTTAATTATCTCTCTCTTAATTGGTAGCGTTCCACAAAAAGAGAAATGGTCTTTATATTCTTAATCCTGTCATGTATGATGGATATATGGCAACAATAGACAATCCTAAATATTTCCTATTTGATACGGAAACGGGCGGTGTCCGAAAAGAAATGAGTCTTTTGACTCTATACGGGCATATTCTTGATGAAAATCTGAATATATTGGATACGATTGATTTAAAGATTAAGCCCGATGATGGTGTTTACCATTTAAATGCTCAAGGTCTTGAAATGAACCGTATTGACATTGTAGAGCATGATAGGATAGCAAAGCCTATATCGGAGGTTAAGACACGATTTAAGAACTATATTTGTGGATGGTCACTAAACCAAAAGCTTACACCAGTTGGTCATAATGTCCGATTTGATGTAAAGTTTGTAAAAACCCATCTGATTGAAGATTGGGATCGTTATTTTGATCGTCGTCATATCGATACCGCATCCATCGGTAAGTTTCTTGCTCTTACTGGAATAGTTCCAAAGCTTAACACTTATAGCCTTTCAGAAATGGCTTCCGCCATGATGATTGAGGTGGACGAAAGCAAAAGACACGAAGCCAGTTATGATGCTGATTTAACCCTTAAAGTATTGCAAAGTATGACACAACTAGTAAAAGGAACAACAAAATGAGATATACAGTTAACGTAGATGAAAGAGTAAGAGTTAAGGATATTGAATCTGCGTGTTATATGCCGATCTATATCAAGTTCTCTGGCGCCTTTACAGAGCAAACAGCAAATAAGTTCTGTGAAGAATTGGAAGCCGCAGAAGATCATTGCGTAAAGGCAAAGCAGGAAATCCTACCAATTATCATTGATAGCTATGGTGGTGAGGTATATTCTCTCCTTGCTATGGTTGATATGATTAATGCCTGCAAGGTAAAGGTTGCAACCATCGTAGAAGGTAAGGCTATGTCATGTGGCGCTGTTCTTCTTACCTGTGGCGCCGAAGGCTATCGTTTCTGTGCTCCATCGGCTACCGTAATGATTCACGAAGTATCCAGCATGAATTGGGGTAAGAACGAAGAAGTAAAGGCTAACGCTGTAGAGACTGATCGTTTGAATGAGCGTATCTTCAAGATGATGGCAAAGAACTGTGGACACAAGGAGGATTATTTCCTTGAGTTAGTTCACCAGAAGAAGCACGCCGATTGGTTCATTGATGCTGACGAGGCTATGAAGCACAATATCGTAAATCACGTCGGTATTCCTAGCTTCCATGCAGAGTTTAAGATTGAGACAGAATTCCGTTTGCCTAACGGTAAGCCAATCCGCTGATTTAAGAAATAGTTAAAAAAATAAAGGGAAGGTCGTAAGACCTTCCCTTTTGTGTTTATACCACAGGGTATAATATCAGCCTTTGATTTTTGCCCAGACTGAAGCGCCTGCTGTTGCATCTACGCAAACAACCATCGCCGCTTCGCCATTTCCTACGGTTACATTTCCACCAAGGATTGAACCTCCGGATGGTGGTTGTAATACAAAGTCTTGTGCTGAATCAACGTTTGCAACGACCAATGTATTTCCTAGAACTACATGATCTGCTGATAGCTTAACGATGTGAGCATCGTTGGCGCTGTCAACACGCAATACAACTGGACCTACTGGCAATTCTACACCGCCAACTGTTGCAGTTGTTACAGCTTCACTTACGCTCATAACTAGTTGAGCTTCTGTAGCTGCTAAAGTACTTACAATTCCTACTGATGTTACTGTATTTCTGATGCTCATATTAATTCACCTTCTTCCTGTGGTAGCTATAAATATTATCCTAAATAATATTATTCATCAAAATATACCAACAGACCATTTACTACCATCGGCAGTATCATCAAAACAGATTAACATCATATTTTCACCAAGTAATAAATTATAAGAGCCAACACCAAATCCTACAACTGAACCATAAAAAGATCCGCCGGGTGGAGCTTCTATAAGAACGTTATTGTTTAGCGGAGAAGCTATGTATATAACATTTCCTTTTACTACGTGTTCAGCAGTTAATCTTAATGCATTTCCGGAAGCTGTTGCATCATCTACACGATGCATTACCGGACCAACTACTAGATCAGTGTCGCTGTATACTGGATCTTGCAAATCACTTACACTTATAACCATGTGAGCGCCATTTGCAACATTTGAACTTACTACACCTTGAGAACCTAAAACGTTTTTAATAGCCATACTTACTCCTGTTAAGATACTAATAAATAGTTAATAATAATTGTAAATGACTACATCATCTTGGAAAGATCCATTGCCAGCAGTTTGTTGGAGCTTACCCATAGGTAAATACCATCCAGCAGGCTTTGGATATTCAAAAAATCACAACGTTCATACTGGAGTAGACTTATATGTTCCAGAACATACTTCAGTTCATTCTGTAGAACGTGGAACAGTTATTGATATTATTCAATTCACCGGACCAGGAACTCCTTATTCAAACTTATTAGCAACTGATGCAATATTGATTGAAGGTAATTCCGGCGTTGTTCTTTATGGCGAAGTGGAAGTTTTAAAAGATATCCAAATTGGACAATTAATTGAGCCCGGCTCTAAAATAGCTCTTATAAAGTGTGCCATAGTAAACCAAGCAATGTTGCATTTGGAATGGTATACGGCAGGAACTATTAAGCCAGTTATTTGGAAACAAAACACAGCTCAACCAAAGTGTCTGCTTGATCCGACTTCTAATCTTTTAGCTTTAAAGACATATAGACGATGACAAATTTAATCATTCCTCCTCCCCATCCCCTTAAAGGTAAGCGTTACGATATTCTCCTAATTGATCCTCCTTGGGCACATTTTGGCGATCCAAACAAAGATGCCGCAGCAGGAAAATATTATCAGCTAATGACTGATACTGACGTTAACAACTTACCCCTTAAGAAAATTCTTAAGAAGGATGCTTACGTGTTTGTATGGGCTACTACACCACGTCTTAATGCCGCTATAGAGGCTATAAAATCATGGGGACTGCACTACCGAGGCGTAGGTCATATCTGGGTAAAGACACGCAAGGACGGCGGTATAATCAATGCACAAGGCATTCCTCCAACCTATAGCAAGCCTACTACAGAATTGTTATTGGTAGCCACTACCAAGAAAACTGGTCGCCCTGTAAAGCTATTAAACTCAAAGCTTCCACAAGTTGTATTAGCTCCAAGAGAAGGACATTCAACAAAACCAGAAGTGTTTCGCCAATTGATTGAAAGTGCTTTTGGTTCCGGCTATGATATGATAGAAGTCTTTGCTCGTAAACAAGTCCCAGGATGGGATGCAATTGGTAATGCTGTTTGTAATGGTGAAGACGTTAGAGATACATTAAACAATATTATATGAGTTCTAAATCTTCTCACTCCGGTCTTAAACGTGCCAGAAAGAAAAAAGTAAAAATCTGGTGGAAGATACCAGATTTAGACACCATTCCTACAAATGAAGCTAGAGAAATAATATATCGTTCTATGGTTGTAGCCTCAATGGCTTTTCAAGAATATCATAATATAAAAGAAGAACCGGACTTCTTCAGAACATTTTGGATTATGACCGAAGCTGATAATATGCCAGGAATGCTCAACTTCATCATAAGGCAAATGAATGATGAACGAATAAAATATTTTGCAGAAGTTAAATAAAAAAAGCGGCGTTAAGCCGCTTTTTTGTTTTAGTTGTTTTGTTTAGCTATTACTTCCCAGCACCATAACGAGAATATTCGTATGCAGCATTTACCTGCACAACCTCACGATCCTTATCGTTCGGTCCATTAAGAATCATAGCCGTTAGACGACCACCAAACACACAACCCGTATCAATACCATAGCAGCCAGCACCATTCTTGCCCTTCCACATATATATGCCTTCACGACCCACAACGTTATGTCCGAAAACAACGTCACGGGTATCATCCCACATTTCAGCCCAAAAGACAGAACCAGCGGGCTGGCGGAAACCAGGCATTTCAAGAGCCATCATACGATGCGTATCCGGACTAATAAACCGCACCATTGTCATAGTCTCCTTATTCTGCCTATGAAGCGGAACACCGGGAGCAAATCCAGCATGGACAACTACCGCATTATACTCCGGTAGATCAATATAGAAAGGCAGACCTTCAAGCCATGCAATCTCAATATCACCAAGCTGATTAATAGTATTCTCCTGATCCGGATCGGGATACATCGGGTTCCGGTAATTCGGATTAATACCAGCCTTTAGCATATGCTTACGCCGACGAAGAAGCTTTGCATCATGGTTGCCCTGGACTGCCTCTGCACCAAGTTCCATTGCATAACGCACAACCCCGGCGCTATCGGGACCACGATCCACTAGATCACCAGCAACGATTAGACGATCAATGCCATGCCGATAATCAACACGATTCATAAGCGCCCGAAACTCGTCCAGACACCCATGCACATCGCCCACAACAATCGTTCGCTTAACCATATTATCATTATATCATAATACTTGATATTATCAAGTATTATAATTTAATCTTTTTTTAGCCATTTCATAATAAGTAAGTTCTTTTTCTATGCCGATAAAATTTCTATTCAAATTTATGCAAGCTTGACCTGTTGAGCCACTACCCATGCAATTATCAAGCACAACATCACTTTCATTAGAATATGTTTTAATAAAATATTCACAAAGTGAAACAGGTTTTTCTGTTGGGTGTCCGCCCCTTATTCTTGGATTTGGAATTTCAATTATAGATTGAGCGTGTCTAAACCCATCATTATTTTTGTCATGAGTTTTTTGCTTACCATAACTTGTTTCTTTTAATGAAGATTCTTTTCTTGTTATAGAATATGGTTTACCAACAGTTTTCTGTTCATTATATGTTGGGGGCTTGCGATAAAATACTAAAACACTTTCATGAATTTTAAGAGGTTGTCTCTTAATATTCATTTGTCCGCTACCTATAGTTTTTTTCCATATCCATTCAAACTTGAAATATTTAATGTTGCTTGCTATTAATATGGAAGTAAATGGTTGTGATGATGTTAATACAATAGCGCCATTTTCTTTAACTGTTCTATTGTATTCAAGCCATAATTTATCTAAAGGAACAACTGTATCCCATGAGTTTTGAGTGGTGCCATATGGTAAATCACAAAATACCATATCAATTGAAGAATCTGGAATATTCTTCATCTGTTCAAGGCAATCTGCATTATATAATGTAACGTTCATTAGTATTTCATCTTTCTTGTGTATGATTGTAAGAAATTCCAAGCTGCACTATTTTTTTTGACGGTAACACGATATTCAATGTTTTTTTGATTTATATTTGACTCTTTTGTTCCATGAGCCCCGCCGACACCTGGAATCTTCATCATATCTTCTTTTGGCACTTCAAAGGTATGATTCAATATATTACATTCTTGATCAATTTCAATAAACCAAATTAAATAGGACGATATGTTAGCATGAGGACGTATTTGTACAATATTAAAAGTTGGTTGTTCATCATCTGCTGATATCGATATTTTAATCTCTTTATATAACCCATTTTCTTCCGCATCCCCAATATTCAACTCTGATTTAAGTTTGCGAAATCCATTTGATTTTATAATTCTTTTTTCTATTAATGCCCCATACGATTGTGGTGTACGAGTATTATAACATAACAAAATAAACTCATCCCAATGCTCATAAACATCGGGATTTTCTAACTTTTGTTGCTTTTTTATTTTTGTTTGCTCTTTTAAAACTTCAATGGTTAACATAATTCCTCAAATCAAAATATTGAACTTACTTCGCATATCCAAAAGCGCAAGGTTCTTATGCTTGGCTTCTACGTCAACGTCAATAGTATCTGCTTGCATAGCCTCGAGCTGCATATCAGGGATACGATGGATATACTGCGAATGGGCACGCTTCTGATTAAATGCCGCATTCTCAAACCCAGGCTCGGTATTGCTAATATGCTGCAAGGGCTTGACATTCCCCCAGGTTGCACGAGTATCATCAAAAGCCTGGGCAAAGGACATATTAGCGGTATTGAAAGTAAAATGGTGGCTATCAAACACTACCGGAACACCGCAACGATCATGCACATCAAGTAGCTGCTGAACGTTATAACACTTCTCGTCATTCTCAAGGGTAAGACGTGAACGGACGTTATCAGGGAGAGACTTATATACGCTTACAATAGCACTTGAACGATTTGCTTTACCGCCATGAATGTTAATAGCTGAATAGCTTGAAAGGGGCAGACCCATAGCATCAAATACCCATGCATGATATTCAAGCTCTGCGATACTGTTCTTAACAACATTTGGATTGTCGCTGGAAATAACTGTAAACTGTCCAGGGTGAGTAGTGACTCGGATCCCATTATCTGTAAACAACTTGCCCAGTTTTGCAAGCTTGCCAACAAGAATAGCATCGTCCTTAATCATCTGACTATTCATATCCCAAAGAGGGAACAATCCAGACGTAAGGCGGAATGAACGGATATTAAGCTTAACAAGCTTTGGCATAAGCTTGATATGCTGATCAACGTTATGATGATAGGTAGAACGAATACGAGATAGAGTATACTTGCCAGCCTTGAAGGCACCTAACTGCAAGGTCTTTTCCTCAATAATATTCTTATAGACGACATTACCCGTGCGCTTCTTGACGGGTTCAATATACTGACAGCAAAGTCCGAGGCTCATATCTATACCTTATCAGGAAAAGGATGGATTATAAACTATTAATCGTTTGAAGGGACAACTTCAATATCCGCTTCATCAACGTAGCACTTTGTTTCACCGACAAGGATTAGTGCTTGCTGAACGGCTCCACTATGCTTTGAAGCCGCCCACTTAAGATAAAGCCCGACCTGATCCGCATTAAAGTCAAACCAGTCTGCCGATACAATATTAACGCAACGGACAAAAGCAAGTCGTCGCTTAATGCGAATCAAATCACCGGGCTTAAAGTTCACAGCGAAAGACTCCGCTTCCAACTTTGCATGAAACTGCGAATATTCTCAACACCAACAGGATTAGCAGAATGGATCTGATAATCTGGAATAACAGTCTGCCCATCCCAAACCTCGTTCACCAGCCGACGAAGGAAGATCATGGTGGTATCCTCCTCACCGAGATCATGATCAAACGAAATAAAAGACGGCATCCCAATCTCCATAATCAGATCAAGAGCCTCCTGCGAGGACCGGCACACAACCCAATCCCTATCAGCAGGAGGATTGCGGAGATCATCAATATAAAGGTTATACATCATTTTACTCACCAGGGGAAATCATCGTGCAGACCATCATTGAGCTCTGCATCAACCGCAAACGTCCACGGCGACACATGACGGTCGGCGGCTTCGACCGCCGACGCCATATCCTCAAAACCGTTGCACTCGGGGCACGCTTCCCAATGCCAATGGATGCCCTCGTCCTGAACCATCACACGACCCTCACCGGAACACTTCTGGCAATGCATCATCATTCTCCTTATCAGTTGGAAAGGCTATTCACAAGGAAAGAAGCAAGCTCACGAACACCAGCACTATCCGGATTATGAGCACCGATACGGACCATGCCCCACCGAGCATAAACGTAAAACGTCTCACCCGTTTCCTCGCAAACGAAACCGACCTCCATAGCGGAATAACCGCTATCGGTATCGCCCCAGCCTTCCATGCGCCCAGAAGCGAACGTGGAAAGCACATGATCCATATTCACATTGTCAACGTGGAGTGCAAGGGACATTCCGAAAATATCAACCGGACGAGCAGCGAAGTTCATTTCTTTTCTTTCCTTTAGCTTTGGATTAGGAAGTTTATAGCTTAATCAATAACGCTCGTTATCGTAGACCTGCTCTGCAAGCTCTGCGAGCGCATCCCGGCGACGCTCCTCGGCGCTACGAAGGTCATTAAACCTACGGCAGCAGGGGCAGCGAACCATGCGATACCGGCAGACACCATACCCACGTCCATCACCCTGCGACCAACCCTCACGCACGTCCGAAGGGACATACGAGAACACCGCAGCGCAATACTCGCACGCACGCTCAACACGGACGCCACGAACACGACGGGGGGCAGCAACAATCTTGACCGACATAACCTCTCTCTTTCCTTCTCTCTCTATCTGTATACAGAATAGCAGGGGTAGAGGATATTTTCAAGTAATAAAAAGAAAAATAAAACCCTTATTTTTATAGGCGAATCGGGTCAACGGGATGATAATCGTGAACCTGATACTGCTCCGGATAGATTAACCACCCCAGGCGTTCACCCCACAATACCTTATAAGCTACGAAATGATCGGGACACCTCTGGCGACCACCGGGACCACCAACAAACATAAAAATATCGCCATGCGGGATACGCTCATATTCTGCATAGTTACGGCGAAAGCTTGGATAGGCTGGCTTATCACTAAAAATAAATCCCGGCGTGTAATAATTCCGATAAAGCTTACCCGAAGTAGGGTTCCACTTACAAACCAGAGTATGCCAGCCGGGATCGTGATACATTAATCAGTCAATAAGATTTAGATTATAAAGACGGAGAACAGCCTCACGAAGAGAAATGCCGGTAGCGTTAGCAAAATGCTGCGCTGCATTAATCTGATCTGCTGAAAGCGTAACCGGACCACCATCACCAGAATCATCGTCCATATAATTGTTAGCAATATGACGCAATCCTGCTGCACCAAGACGTGCGGCAACTGATGCTGCTAGAAGCTTACCTGCCCATGTTAGACGCATAATATACCTATTCTTTCTTACTGTTAACTAGTCAATTTGTGAACTTAAACTGACGCACAATCGTATTATTGATCCACTTGCTATCACCGGGCTTATCCGAGAAAGCAATTAGATAACGCCGCTCATATTCCGAAACGTCAACGGCAACCACCTCAACCTCATAAGGCTTGCCAAGAACGTTCATACGAAGCTTCTCACCCTTGTTCAAAAGCTTTTCGAGATCACCAACCATGTTCAATTCTCCTTATATCTTAAGATACGGTTAAGATAAATCAGTCCTCAAAAATGTCAAGGACCGTGAGAAAATTCTTGTTTCGGGCACGGAACTTCTGGCGTGCATCTGCGACAGACGTTGCACGCTGCGACTCCCAAACAACCGAACCATTGAACGAATAGATGATCGTGTAATTCTTCATATTAATAAATATAACACACCATTCAGAGAATTTCAAGTAATAAAAAACCCCGGAAATCTGGGGCTTTCCGGGGTTTAATCTTTGGAGGAAGAAGGGACTAATAATCAATCAAGAAGTGCTGGAGGGGTAGGTTCTGTATCTGCAAGCTTTTGCTCATTATCTTGCATCTGCTGTTCAGCCTGTTTATTAAGACCTTCAACCATACGGTTATAGCTCTCAACATATTCTGGACAGAGGGTAACGTATCTCTTGTCCTCTGGATGGACTTCTACTACGAGTGAACGAAGATGATCTACAATGTTTGTTCCAGTAAGAAGAGAAAGTTGGACTAATTCTCTTACCATTGCAATAACATTATCATCTACCTTGTAAAGTGTTCTATTTGTTTCTGTTGCTACTGTTTCTTCTGACATAACCATTCCTTTTAGGAAGAGTTTAGGGAATGTAGCCCAAAACGTATAACAGAAAAACACAAACAACAAGGATTATCCCTGGCATTGGATCATGTTCATCTAACATAAGATTACCTTTATCGCATATATTCGACGGCAAGATTTTCTTTAACAAGTGTGTCATTTAAAGATACTGTTTCCTTTGTATATCCCAATGGATATATTTCAATCAACCATCTACCATATTTCTCTTGTTTTAATTCTTTGCCATTATGACTACGAATGATAACATAACCATCCGGAGCATTTAGTTTAAACCATTCTTCTACACGGGCTTTAGTTGCAAGACCTCTTAATAACTCTTCTTCATCCTTTGGATGGGAGATTTCCGGAGCATTGATACCCCAAAAACGAGCATGAACGTCTTTATAAAGACCAAAACCAAGATCAATTAGAATATCAACGGTATCTCCATCAATAACTCTATTGACCTTGGCTTTGTAGAAATAAACTAAATGTTCTGTTTCGGTAAGCATACGGTTAAATATTAACCGTATATTATATTATCAGAGTATTTGAGCAGCGATTAAACAACCACGGGCAACAGCGTGAAGCGGATCCTTGGCGTGTCTTACTTCCTTGACGGCAACAGGGAAACCATTAGCTTCAAGCTTTCTAGCAAATGTAGAAACGAATCCCTTGGCTTGGGTAGTTCCTCCGCCTACTACTACAGGAAGAGGATCCTTGAACTTTGGAAGATCCTTGTGATCTGCAAGAGCAGCAGCAAGTTGCTTGGTAGTATAATCAATAAGACGCTCATAGTAAGCAGCTACAGCGGCAAGGATTTGATTATCATGTGGTTGACCGATGGTAAAGTCACCCTCTTCCTTCTCAGCCTGGACAATGCTATCTGTCTGACCAGTAGCAACCGCAGCCATACGATCAATCCAGTCACCACTCTTGGTAGTAGAGAAGGTCAATACTGGCTCGCCGTTAAGCATTACGCAGACGTTAACCATGCCAGCGCCCCATGATAGAGCAACGCCGGTATAATCATCATTCTCAAGTTCTGAATAGCAAAGAGCCTCTGCCTCATTGATAGCCCTTGGAGCATAACCAACATCGGATAGAATCTTCTTTACAACGTCTTCGTGATATCCAACGTCAAACTCTTCATCTTCTTGATCGATAGGCTGGGCAGGAATACAGAATACAAGTTTTTCTCCCTGTTCTGCTGGAGTTCCTGCTACTTCCTTAAGAATATATGATAGAACCTTACGTGCATCCTTTTCCTTTGAAGAAACAACGCCACGGAACATAGGACGTTTTGCGCTATCATTACGTTCTACAGCCTTTTCAATAGCATCCTTGCCGAGAAGGATAAAGGTTCCATCTGTATCTTTTACAAACGTTTTACCGTCTAAACCTTTTTCAATCATCTTTGCAGCGATTGGTGTTGAAGGCTTGATATGATAGAATGCATCACGAAAATCTTTATATTGAACTGTTCCTTCTTCTTGTTCAGATGCTAACACAACGAATGATGTGCCAACATCTAAACCTCTACCTAACTTTGTCATCTTTTTACTCCTTTTAGCTTTCTTTGCTTGCATTTGTTCTAACTCTTGAGTTGTTATAATTTTAAACCCCATCAGTCCTCTTTAGACTTTTTCAATGATGCCAGTTTAGAAACATTAGCACTTAAACCTTCGTCTTTAGCTACTGTCGTCTTACCAAGATCATCAAATTTCTTCTCAAGACTATCAGTTTTAACTTCTGTTATAAACTTCCTATCATCAATCTCAATCTTACGCAATCCACCAAAAGAACCTTTAGTAGAATTTTCCGATGATACTCTTGATATAAAACTAACTGGTTTTTCTGATGCTGGTTCTGGATTAATATTTTGAGCTATTGGATTTTGGATATGTACGTTGATAGGCGTAGGATTATCCATCTTGCTTAAGATATAACCAAGACTAAAAACTATGAAATAGCTTGCAAATATTAAGAAGGATTCCATATCAGGTCTTTGCCTTTTCCTTTGCCTTTTGTTCTCTCAAATATTTGCTATAACAATCGTTGTGTACAATGGTCTTGCCAGCCTTTAGTTCTTCTTCTGGAATTGTGCCCTCAACCTCCAACCCACAGAGCGCACAATTAGGCTTTTTTACTGGGGCGGCCTCTTCTTTTTTTTCATTGTTTACCAATGGAGTCGTTGCTGCTGGGGCAATTTCCTTCTTAACTCCAACGTGTTCTATAACCTTTTGAACTGATGCTGTAGCATTTACGGCTGGTGGGACTGATGGAGCAGGTGCAGGAGGAGGTGTAGGCGCAGGAGCAGCTACAGGTGCAGGTTTTGGTTCTGGAGGCTTTGGTGCAACCGGTTCTTGTTTGACTTCTGGTGTTGGTGCAACTGGCTCTGCATTTTCTACCTTTTGTGAGCCGCCGTCCTTATACAAGCCAAGCAATCCATATCCTACAATATCTCCATAAGGACTTTCTCCAAAAGCATCCTTACGTGTTGCAATACGCTTAAGCTTATCAAAAATACGAACTACACATAGCATATCCGTATATGAATCTACCGGTATTCCGTCTGGATATAGCAACTTTAAAAAATCTCCGGCTTGGTCAAAAGATGAACCATACGCCGCATTTTTTTCATCAACCAACTTACCGATTTTTTCGGCTAATTCTGTATATTTTCCCATTTTATCCTCTATTGATTAAAAAGGAGCTTAACATATCGTAATATCTTTTTATATTCGCAAAACAAAAAAAGACAGGAGGTTAATCCTGTCTTCTTATAAATGTAATATGTTAGAAGATACGTTTTGTGTCATCCGATACCAGAATAACCAAGACCCTTGAGTCCATAATCAAGGATCTGCTGTTCTGAACCGCTGAATACATTAAGAGCTCCAGTAAGAATATAGAAATCTTGTCTTGGAATAGTTGTTAATCCGGCTACAACTTCATATGTTACAGATCCTGCTTGAGCAGACAAATAAAGATCGGTAATACGAAGCCGGGCTTCATATGAACCACTTACAGGCAACGTAAAAAAGTTAGAACCTGCTAAACCATTTGCTGTGAATGCAACTTTTAAAATGCCAGCAGTATTATTTTTTACTGTAACTTCATTTGTTACAAATGGAAATTGAACATTTGATACGGACCCAGCAGTAGCTACCGATTGAGTTACATACGGTAAACCACTTGCTTGATACTCTGCTACGTTATTTTGACCGGTTCTATAATTGAATGCCATATCCGTTAAATATTAGGCTCATTCAAAAGGTTCTCTAATCTTTCCACTTTCATCTACTAACTTAAACGCCTTAAGTGTATGTTGGAATGGATTTCCTTCAATAGCAACTACCTGTTCAAGCATCTGTCTGGCAATATCTCTTATTTCTACCTGGGCATGAGCAGAATATCTCAATCCAAGGAAATGAGCAAAAGAACGGAAGTTAAACATTACGTCAGCCGTCAATTGATTACCATATGGCAAATATAGACGAGCACTCTCTTTTGCACGCTTACGGGATACGCCCTTGGCTACAAGACGATTTAAACATTCATGGTAGCTCTTAAGACTGCCTTCCATGTGTTCTACATAAAGCTTTACTTCTTCATCGTCCCAATCCTGTGGAACATAATACTTGTCGTCTTTAAGTTCCTTATAACGGGCACTCTCACCATTTACAGATACACCAATACGATGCTTAATAATATGAATATGCGAAGCAACCTCCGTTGTTACAAGGAAATGAAGGCTTGACTTCTCAAATGGAGTTTCGTGATGATTCTCGGCAAGCATCTTTAGTAGAGCTGGCATTCTATTCATCTTGGCTTCATCAATATCACGAACCGTGCTGGTCCAAGCTGATTGAGCATGAGCCAGGTCGCCACCATAATGCCCAAGAAGTTCTACTTTATTCTGATATTCTTCTTTCATACGCTTTCTCCATCCCATCTCTTGCATGAGTCACAAGGTATATGTTCATCCTCAAGATTTGGTTTCATTTGGATTGATAGCTGATATGAACGACCGTTATTATATTGAACTTCAACCGAAGCTTGTTTCTCTGATTTGCCAGAAGAAATAAGTTGATTAAGGGCTTTTTGTAGAGCTTCCAGGGCTTCTCTTGTTCCAGTTATACGTGCTTCTTCATCTTGTTGAGTATGGATATGAAGTGATTTCATTTAATTTCCTCTATGTGTTCTATCTCTTCTACCATAAGAGTGTATGTTCTTTCAACTCTCATTCCATTTCTCATTTTAAAACAACCAATCTCTAAAAAAAGCATACCATTAATATTTTTTTTGATTAATAAAGTGCCAATGAGGATTCTTTTGTCTAAATCCTCATTGTCATATCTTCGTGTTAATCCGCCAGATGGGTCTATCAATCCTAATTTTCTCGGATCTTTAAACTTAACTTTTAACGTTATTCCAATCGGAGCATCTTGAACAATATCTAATACTGTTTTCTCTTTTTCTTTTTTGCGAGAGAATATACTTTTAAATCGTTCAAACATGCATAGATTATAGCATCATTTAATATTATAGTATACTATTGATGTGAACTACGTGCTGGAGCATGGTATCTATTCATTTCATACTTAAACAAGCCGTTTGTAATGGCTCGAGCAGGAATAAACAAAGACAAGTGATGCATATTGCCAATATAAGCACTTGCTACACCAATAACTCTTCCATTTGGTAATAATAATGGTCCCCCAGAAAATCCACCAATGAGAGGAATAGAAGCTTGTATTCTGTAAAGCTGTCTATTTTCAACAATGTTTCTTGAAATTATACCATCTACTACAGACCATATAAGTTCAAGAGGATGCCCAACAAGGAAAACATGTTGTGCTATATCTGGTGATCCTACTTGTAGGATTAGACTATAATCAGAATTTCTTGTGCCTTCCCGAAGTTCTAATATAGCCAAATCATTTTCTTGATCTATGTATGCAACCGTTGCTTCATTAAGTTCGTCATTAATGAAACGTTGATTTAGCATACTAATATCGCCGTGTCTTACAAATTGAACAACAACACCGGTTGGATTTGGTCTTGTTGGCATTTGCATTACGGTTTCTCCTAAACGTATTAAGCGCATTTCTTGGAAACAATGTAATGCACTTACGATTGTGTTTTCAGAAACAAAAAAGCCGCTGCAATATACCTGTGCGGTTTGATCAGCGGCAGTTTCTGTTCTATTTTCTATGAAGGCGACCGTTGCTCTTACAGCATTCTCCAGCGGTGGACTTCCTCTGTCTCTTTGGACAGGAACACTACTATGGCAACTAAATAATAGCGCCACTCCTAAAACTAAACCCCATAACACCTTTCTCATAACATACCCCCATATATATAAATATAGGTGTCATGTGTGATCTTCATCACATGATTTTCTTATTTTCATTAAGCTGATATAACTCGTCTTTTGGAATCCGCTTATATTTGCGGCAGAATATCTTTACGATGTTTCCAGCAAGAGTATAAGCTTCATTCTCGTAAACTGTGTCTATGTCTCCCATCTCATTCATAGGATCAACATTTGCTAAATGCTTATCAAGTAATCCCGCCTCTTCCTGACGAGCATGGGTAAGTTCATGGGCAATGGTTCTTAAAACATCTACTAAAAGGCGTTTGCCAACCAAGACGTGAATCATGTGCTCGCCACGATTATACATGCCAGTTGTCATATCCTTTTTCTTTATTGTGTGAAGATATATGTCTGGCATATTTTCCATCTTTAATATGCTATTACAGAACTTTAGGAAATCAATGAAAACAGTTAATGATTCCTGTTTCATTGGATGACCTTTATCTTGAAATATTCTTACTCTATCCGCTTTCTTCATTGCTGGAACTGATTGTTCTTCTAAAGCAATGTATTTCACTTTTTCTGTAGGCAAATCACCGGTTGGTTTATCTCCATAGTTCCACATTGTATCTGCGGTTGGATTATAACCTCTCTCACTTTTACGAAACTTAAAACGTTTTGCTTTTTTTATTGGGCGTTCAAAATCTTGATCTTCTTCTGGAATAGAGGTAACTCCTTCCGAATTTGAAAATCCAAAGTATCCAGATACAGTATTGACTTCTTCCAACTTACTTTTAGGAGGAGGATGAAAATCAGCAGGGTTCAATGCTGAAGCTGCACTGCCACCGGCAATTGCACCAGTTGAAGACAAAGCTCCACCACCTGTGCTAATCGCTACTTGTTCTTCCAACTCTTCTTCTAAAAGATATTCTAAAAGCTTTTTTAAATCTTCATGCATATCTTTTAAATATTGATCTCTTCAATACTTTCCTACGCCGGATGGATCCCAGTTTGTTGGGATCTTCTTACCATCTTTCCAACACTTATCTGTTTGAGTCTTTAATCCTAATACTGGAACACCATACTCTACTACAACCTTCTGCCAAATACCCATCCCAGGATCTGATGGTTTCTGACCATTTGATTGTCTGTGTGCCCAGATATATTCTATTGGCATACCAGCGGCTCTGCCATTCTCTACTAACCACTTAAGGGCGGCTCTAAATGTCTCTATAGCCTTATCATCCAATGGAGTTGGATCACCGCCCCAAGTTGATTTAACATCTTCTCTAATAGGCGTCTTGGGGTCGTCCAATAAACCTGGATAATGACCTTCGCACTCTAATCCAAGACTGAATGAGTTAAGATCATTTCCATGATAAAGATACCAATCTAATGGTGCTGTGATTACATATACCCCATCTCTGTATGCTACTGCATGAGCAGGAATACCTAATGCACGTCTATAAGCTTTTTCTCTATCATTAGCTGGACCAAATACACAGGCAGTTTGATGGATGGTTATGCCCGTTATTGTTTTTGGATCACGACAAACTGTTTTACCTTTAAGGGTTTTTGATGTGTTAACAGTTTTACCATCTGCTCCTTTTTTTGGAGGAAATGGATTCTTTTGTTCGGCTCTTAAATCTAATACTCTTATTGTCATATAATCAGCCCTCGCACCATGTGCATTCTGTTAGTTCTCTCTTGTATACTGCATTGCTGTTCTGTTCAGCTTTAAGAACTGATGTAGAACGAAGATAATAAAGGCTCTTTAATCCGCTTGTGGCAGCTTCCAAGTGAACCTGATTAATATACTTTGGATCGCTATTGGCTGGGAAGAAGATATTGATGCTTTGTCCTTGATCAATGAACTTCTGTCTTTCAGCCGCCAACTTAACAATAGCAAACTGATTTAACTCTCTTGCTGTAAGGAATACTTCTTTTTGTTCCGCTGTTAAACATTCCAAATGCTGAACTGAACCATCGTTCTTAAGGATTGAACCCCAAACTTCATCGGTATCCTGTCCAATGCTCTTAAGAAGCTTCTCGAGCTCTGGATTTCTTCTTACGAATGTTCCCTTTGCACTCTTTTGAGCAAATGCATTAGCAATCCATGGCTCAATACCTTGAGATACGTTAGAAGCAATAAGGGAGTTAGATACAGTTGGTGCTATAGCCATAAGGGTAGCATTTCTTCTGTTGTGACCCTTACACCATTCTGGCTCTCCATATTCAGCCGCAAGAGCTGTTGTTGCCAACTCTGCTTCTTCTCTAATCTTCTTGAAGATAATCTTATTCTGAAGATAAGCTTGTAGGCTATCAAATGCAATCATATTCTTTTGGAAGTATGAATGTAGACCGAGAACACCAAGACCGAGGGCACGGGATTTAACTGCAAATCTCATTGCTCTTTCAAATCCACGAAGCTTTGAGGCTTTCTGGATAAACTCTTCCATTATACCATCAAGGAACCATACAGAGAGTTGAACTGTATCTGTATCTTTCCATTCATCCCATCTTGAAAGATTAAGGGAAGAAAGGCAGCAAACAAATGTATGTTCCTTATCTGTAGGAAGGAAGATTTCGGAGCAAAGATTTGAACCTTTAAGTTTAATACCGGTATTCTTCAATACTTCTGGTGCTTGATCATTAGCATTGTCTGTAAAGAAAACGTAAGGCTCTCCTGTCTCTACACGGCTTTTAACAAGCTCTTTCCAGCGTCTACGAGCTTCTGCATCTCCAGACTTAACCTTGTCTATAAACGCATTAGAGACACAAACACCGTGATGAAGATTAAGGCATTGACGATTGGTATCTCCAGTAGGTCTACGAGACTGTAGGAACTCGTCAAAATCACCATGTTCAATATCAATGTAAGCAGCACAGGCACCTCTACGGGTAGAACCCTGTGATATGCCAAGAATAACGCTATCTGCCATTTTAAGGAATGGAACTACACCATCAGAATGTCCACCCTTTGAGATTGGAGTGCCTTTAGCACGAACATCATTAACGTGAATAGCTGTTCCACCACCATACTTGGATAGCATTGCTACTTCCTGTAGGGTTTCAAGGATCTCATAGGTGTCATCAGCCATATATGAAGAGAAACAGGAGATAGGAAGACCTCTATCTGTTCCTGCATTGCATAGAACTGGAGTAGAAGGACATAACCAGTTTTTCCACATAATATCAAAGAACTTTGTTTCAAGTTCTGGCTTATTAAGTGACTTGGCTACATTTGTTGCTACACGACGATACATAGCCTTTGGAGTTTCATCATTCCAAAGATAACCACCATTTAACATTTGAAGTGCATCGCTCGTTAGCCAGTCTGGGGCTTCCCCTTCTGCTTTTAATTGTTCTAATGTTTTTTTCATATTTTACCTTATACAGTTTACATATATTGCTTTGATCAAAGCTAAAAAATCTTCTTTATTTCTATTACTTTTTAAATCATTGCAAGTCCAACAACAACTTAAAGCATTTCCTTTTGTGTATCCTTGACCAATATTAGCTTCATCAATTCCATTGTAACATATAGTTCTTTCTTCATATTTTCTTTTTTGAAGAAATTTTCCTTTTGGTGGAGAGTTGCAATAAAAACAATTTGAAAATATTAAATGCTTTATGTCTTCACGTGTCAAATCAAATGGAACATTTTTATTTTTCGCATGAGCGACATACCGACTATGCAATCCTTTAACACAACGTTCTTCTATTGTTACTCCCTTGTTTTCAATGATTAAATCACGTTTTAAACAACCGCAGCTTCCTGTTTTATTAAACAAATTATCTTTTGTTACAGCTTTTTCTTTACCACATTCACATAAACACTTATATAAGTGTCTTTTATGTTCGTTTTTACCAAGATATTCTAACACAGTAAAGCGTTTAAATTTCTTGCCTATTAAAACTTGTGGATCAAAACATATCATCAAAATTTACAACTCCACGGCTATAGTCAGTTGGCTTAACGCTAAAGAAATCATCAAGTCTAACTCCAGCACCGATAGCATCAAACCATTCCATACGCTTCAATGCTTCCTTGTCTACATTCTTCCAATTCTGTTTTAAACCGAGTTTACCAAGTTGCATGTTTGTGCGGTGTCTGATGAAATCCTTTAAATCTTCCTTGGTAAGACCTTCAATGTCTCCATGCTCAAATACCTTATCAATAAAGTTATCTTCTAAAGCCACAGTATCTCTTGCTGCTTGGTAGATTTCTTTCTTGAATTCGTCGGTCCAGATTTCCGGATTTTCTTCAATAAATGTTCTAAACAAATAACAACCAAATTCCGAATGTAGCGTTTCATCCTTAATACTCCAAGTGACGATCTGACTCATGCCTTTCATTTTATTATAACGAGAGAAATGTAAAAGGACAGCAAATGAAGAGAAAAGGGAAACGCCTTCTGTAAATGCAGAGAATACAGCAAGAGACTTTGCCATTGTCATCTTTTTCTCTACCGTCATATCAGTTGTATCAATGTTGCCGGTTTCTACAAGACGATCAATCTTGGCTTTAATGGTTGGTTCTGCAAGGAATGCTTCATAATCAGCAAATCCAAGAGTTTCATCAAGTAGAGAATAGGCTTGTGTGTGAATAGTTTCAAAGGAAGCCATTGTTGTAGCAGCCATAACAACTTCTGGATGCTGGAACCAACGACCTACCTTGTTGGACCAATAATCATTAACGAAGATTTCAGTCTGTGTGAAGCCCTTTAGAATGCCACCAATAATAGACTTCTCTGAAGGAGTAAGATTCATATTCCAATCAAGAAGATCCTGATTAAGAGTTACTTCAGAAGAAAGCCAATGTGCTTGTTGTTGTTTGAGCCA